CTAGAGTAGTGGGACCCCTTTTACACGTAAAGGGTGTATGGTCCCTTGGTCCATAGCTAGTTTGACAATGGGTCTGGTACCTCTATTAATAATGTATGTATGTATGTATGGAAGCGCGCCCCGCAGGGGCGCACAACCTGTGATTGATTGTTAGTCTAGTAGTGTCATGTATGCTGGTACATTTAACCTGCTAAACTTATCTAATTTCTTTTGCATTGTATCGTAGTCCTCGTTAACTTCTGCAGTCTTAATGTCCATGTATAGTTTGTGTTCCTGTTCAGTTAACATTGCTGACTGACCAGAGTAGGGGTTCGTTGTTTTAATCTTTGTTGTCATATATATATATCCTTTCAATATCCCTTATAGTCCTATTCTGTTTGTGTGTCAACCCCTCGTTCAGTTATGTTTGTAGTTATGTAATCGCTGTTATCCCAACTATTCTGCCTAACCTCTTTAACTACATCAATCGGTGTTTCTAGTGGCTCGTTCCGTGGTGCGATTGCAACTATACGTTCTGCGTGTGTGTTAGCAAACTGAGTGTAACAACCTTGACTACAAAAGTATTTAAGAAAAGAATCTTGATGATATTCATATTGTTTTACTTTTTTAGTTCTTAGGACCTTGCTACCTTTACTACCTCTTATCCTGTCCTGTGTATGTGACTTATGACACTTAGGACCATGGCACCATTTATAATCGCTCATATATAAAATGTCAGTATTACAACTGCCCCTATTATTGCTATCATAATTTCTATTCCCTCCATTTTTTCCTCTCTTTCAGTTTCCATAGTTTTCTGTCGTAGTGTGCTGCCATCATTTCTGATACGACAAATAATAAAAAACCTACAATCATAAAACCTACACCGATATATAATATTAAATTGTAATCAATCATATTTTTATTTGCACTTTCCCAGTGGCATTTCTCCAACCGTCTGCGTCTAAATCCCAATAGTTCAAACAAGATTTACCATTTTTTGTAGTGTATAAACCCTTATCACTAGGTGTTCCGTCTGGTTTATCATACTGACCTTTACGTGTGATAAACTTTGCGTGTTTCTTTGCGAAGTAAGTTATGTAAAACATTGTATACCTTTCTATTTTGTTTATAGGACTATCCTATTACAGATAGCCCTATGTGTCAAATGTTAAATTAATTTTATTCTGCCTGTATCAAGGTCGGTCATTACTGCTAGCCCTCGTTTTTCCATGTCGTACCAGCCTTGCTCTTTAAGATACTTATACAAGTTCTTGCAAGTCTTTGGTGCTTTGCTATCGTCTAAAAAATTAAGTACAGCTTTTGCAAATGATGAAAAACCTGTTACTCTAGGGTTTGTCATAAGCATGCCACTAACTGCCTGCCTCTCTAAAGCTTGAAGTAATAGTTGTTGTTGAAACCTTAAGCCAGTTTCATCTTTTGTTGCTGCTAGTGCGTCCTCGTTGTATTGCGTTCCATTTCTCATTGTGTCCTTTCATTTGTTAATAGGACTATCCTATTACAGATAGCCCTATATGTCAAATGTTAGTTCACACTCTCATATTGTTTTCTCGCTAGTATTTTTGCTTCTCTAGTGTTGGTTGATTGTTTATTCTTCATACCCTTAATCATGTTAGCTAGATTTGTAGGGTTATAAATTGTCAAGCCTGTTGAATTAGTTTTAACTAATTCAGCTTCATCAACATTGATACCTAGTTCGGTTGCAAGTTCTATGCCCTCACTTAAATATCTATATGCTTTCAAACCAATCTTTAATTGGTCAGCTTGTTTAGTTATACTTGACACCCACGTTGTGTGCTTTGATACAACAGTTGCTTTTGCCATTCTCCATTTCTCAAACTGTTGATACTCGTCTTTAGTACAGGCTATGGCTCTACTTCTACAATAAGAAGTACCAATGACATCAGCATAAAATGGTGCATTGAAATCTTTAGTCATTCCAATACTGTCATCATTTTGACTATAACCACTACTGTCTTTGCCGAGTTCCTTATTACACATATCAACGTGCTTTGTTTTATATGGGTTGCTATCCTTACCAGATTGTTGAGGTAAAATATCTGGGTTGCAACCTTTAGATTTTAATTCTTCTCTAAAATATGCGTGGGCAAATTGGTCTTGATCATCTCTACTATAACCCTCTTGTCCATCTAGGTTGCCATATAAACCAAAATCAAAATGTGATTTAGTTTCTTTACTCTCGCCCTCGTCATCTACATCTTCATTATGTGCAAAGTAAAAGCATTTATCTTTTGCTACTACATCACAGGGGTCGCCATATTTTTTCTTAAAGACACGTAGTGTTGCTACATCTTCTTTAGGATATGATCTCTCTACAACTTCTTTGGCTATTGAAAATGTAAAGTTCTGTTCTGCATTAAAATCTTCTCTTGATTTTAAAAATGCTTCTCGTTCTTCTGTGCTTTCATTCTCAAACACATCTTTTATTTTATTGAACAGCTTGTTTCTAAACTCGGTGTTCATACGTATTTTTGCTGACATATAACCTTTCTTTGTTTGTTTATAATAGTCCTATAATATCCCTTGACAAATAGATTGTCAACACCTATATTGAGTTAGGTATTACAAGTTAATAGCTTGTAGTCCTTTCGGGTTTAACTGGGATGTTAGGAGGTAGGTGCAAACCGTAAACTTCAGTTCCAGCTTGAGCCCAGAGTACAGAAAGACTGCGGGATATAAACCGCTATAACATAGGTCGTGAAATAGCGTTGCGCATTAGATGGCAAATTCTAGAATGACCCATCCGCCTATGTGGCTTCTGTATTCTGGGGTCAAGTAGGTCTTAAGATTTAGGCGCGGGCTAGCTGTTAGCTAAACGCCTACTTAACCATTGGGGATATGGTTGTGATTAACAAAAACACTATGCACAACCTATCACTCAATTTTTTTAAATTAAAAAAGCTTCAAGCTTCAAGCTTCAAGCTTCAAGCTTCAAGCTTCAAGCTTCAAGCAATAATAATACTTGACATCATAGTAGGATAATATATGATGGTGATATCCCGTTTGCTGGTATCCGGATTTAAAACTCAAACCAGCACTGATGTGTAGTCACCTTAAAAGAGGTGGCATCAGTAACGCCGAACCCCTGCGGGATTAGCTGCATAGTTCAGCTCCATGCGTGGGGACCAGGCACAACAGAAAGGATACGATGAAACTAAATAAATTAATTAAAAAAGTAAATAAAGAGAATGCACCGCCGGATGGTTGGAGGCTTGAAGACAAACCAGAAGCAAACAAACAATACGCACTAACGGGTGGCCCTGGTGATAAATGCATTCTTAATGGTAACAGCTGGAAAGAGTCTGAAGTAAATGAAAAAAATTAAACACAATGACCTGTTAGGATCTGGGGTCAAGAAATGCGCGAACGGCAAGCTTCAAGCATCAAGCTTGACAGGACTTGTAGTATCCTATAAGTTCCTACGTAACAACAGAAAGATATAAAATGGAAACAATAAACTATAATAACCAGCAAGTGATGCTACTTAACGCTTTGCGAAGACAAGCAAAGTCCGGAATGCTTATGACTAACCCAAGAGTGACTGGGTATACATCATTTGCAAAAGCGGTCCTTGCTTTTATCAATGATCCTAAAGCACCAAAAACTTGTAAAAAACTTTATGAATATTTAGTGAAGAATGGATACTACGAAGGATTGGATATTCATCTTGCGTAAAAGAATTAAACACAATGACTTATTGCCATGGTTCCTGGAGGACCATGGCCAGCTGCCGTCTTCATACCTGAAGAGCACAAAGAAATTTTTTGATTCTATATGCTGGCCTAGATACTATGGTGGCGGACCAGATTTAAATGGAAAAATTTTTAGATTAAAAAAGCCTCAAGCGGCAAGCGGCAAGCTCAAAGCGGCAAGCGTCAAGCTTTCGCCACAATTAAATGATAAACAAAATTAGAAAGGTTATATATGAAAACAAGTGAAGCTCTAAAACTAGTCGGAGGCTTGAGCAAACCTTCAAAAATGCCTGGCTGGGCCTATGGTATACCGGCCAAAGAGTGCAAGACAGGAAGCAAACTGGTGAAGGTCGCTGGCAGCACATGCGAGGGCTGTTATGCTCTTAAGGG